CATTACGCTTGGGCTTGTCGAAATTCCAAATGGTGGTCTGCTTTCGGTCGGAGTACCATCTGTGTTTGCCGTTTTTCAGGAAACCGTAAAGCACGGGTTCGTGTTGCCATTGGTAATCCGAGCGACCGAGGACGAGGCTGTTCTTCGCCCAAATGCAAACCCCCGCAAGGTGGAAGCCCGCATCGACGAATGCCTGTCGGAAGGTGAGTCCTTCGGTGTCAGCGTGGAATACGTAAGCCGAACCACCGTTCTCAAGGTGAGCCACCATATTGTCAAATGCTTTGCGAAGGAAGTTATAAAACTCCTCGTCTTTCATACTGTCGTTCTGAATGGTGAGTCCGCTTGCGCTCTTGAAAGATACACCGTAAGGGGGATCGGTCAGTACAAGGTTTGCACGGTTGCCGTCCATAAGAGCAGCAACGTCATCGGGGTTGGTGGCATCACCACAATAAAGACGGTGTTTGCCCACAACCCAACGGTCGCCACGCTGAACGAAGGCGGCTTTTTCAAGGGCTGCGGAAAGGTCGTAGTCATCGTCCTTGACTTCATCCTTCTCGTTGCCGAAGAGGTCAGCGATTTCATCATCGCCGAAACCCGTAAGGGAGATATCAAAGGCTTCTGCCTGCAAGGCTTCAATCTCGACACGGAGGAGTTCTTCGTCCCATCCGGCATCAAGAGCCATGCGGTTGTCAGCGATGATGTAAGCCTTCTTCTGTGCTTCGGTCAGATGGTCAACAAAGACACACGGCACTTCGGTAATGCCTTCCTCACGAGCAGCAAGAACACGACCGTGACCTGCGATAATGCCAAAGTCACGGTCGATGATCACGGGATTGATGAAGCCGAACTCACGAAGGCTTGAACGGAGTTTACCGATTTGCTCCGGGGAATGAGTACGGGCATTGTTAGCATAAGGGACGAGCTTGTCAAGAGCGACAAGCTGCATATCCGTTGTAGTTTTCTTGCTCATATAAGTGCCTCCCGATAATGGCATCCCTCGGCAAGGCGCTCATAGTCGCGGTCGATCAAGTTCAGTTTCTCGATAATGCCCAAGGGAGTGAGGTCGTAGTTTTCAAGGACGTATTCCTCAAGGGGAATGTTCTTGTCGTTCTTGATAACGAGGGACACGGGTTCGGCGATGCCGATTGCATAGCCAAGCTGAACCTCGCACCAAGAAAGGTTATAAATGTCGAGCAGTTTGCAAGCCAGATGTCTTGCCATGTACGAAGCGGAGCGGTCGACCTTGGTCGGGTCTTTGCCGGAAAAGGCACCACCGCCTACAGCACAGTAACCGCCGTACTGATCGCATACGATCTTGCGACCGGTGAGTCCGCAATCAGCGGTGGGGCCGCCGAGTGTCCAAGTGCCGGAGGGGTTGATGATAAGTTCAGGGAGAGGGTTCTCACCGAAGATGTTTTGAATCAACGTTGTAACCGCTTCACGGACGGTGTCGAGGTTTGCCATATACTTATGGCATACGGAAACCACGATGGTCTGTACCGAAGCGAAGGTAGGCTCCGCATCAAGGTCAACGGTGACCTGGGTTTTGGCATCACCTACGAAGGGACAGTTGGGATTTGTTTCGATGTCGTATTCAATGGCTGCGATGATCTTGTTTGCCAGGTCGAAGCCGAAAGGCAAACGGCTCTCGGTTTCCGCTGTAGCGTATCCGAACATAATGCCTTGGTCTCCCGCACCGATCTTCTTTTCAGAAGTGACGGCTTCGTTGATTTCGTGGCTCTGCTTACCGATGAGGTTGATAACCGAATCAACGGTGTATCCAAGTTTGGCAGCGACCCTGCGGACGATACCGACATAATCAACGTTTGCGTTGGTAGAGATTTCACCACCGAGAATGACCGTATTGTCCTTTACCATCGTTTCAATGCCGCAATGGCTGTCCTTGTCTTGGGATAGACATTCCGTCAAGATGGCATCGGAGATTTGGTCGGCGTATTTGTCGGGGTGGTACTTACTGATTTGTTCTGTAGAAAAAAGTCTCATTTCGTTTTCTCCTTATTTGCGCCGTGAGGCGAGTAGTTTTTCCATCATATCGTCGTGGGGACTTGCACCACCGAAATCGACCGAGCAGTTTTCCTTTACGACCTGGTAAATTTGATACCATATTTGATTGGATTGTTTCATGTACTGTTGGCTCATCGAAACATACGGAGAAGCTATAGCATTGCCCGTGGTGGGATGCTTTGCTATAAAACCGTACTCGGAGATCGCTTCTTCGCATTGCACCCATCGGGAAACCGACATTGCATACTGTTCAATAAGCTGTCCGCTTACAAGTTTTTCACAGCTTCTCGCCTTAAGCCAAAGGTAGACCTCTTTGTAAATCTCCTCGGCGCATAGGGCTTTGCCGTTTTTCTGTTGAGCTTTGAGGTATTCTTTTACGGGCGGTACATCTTCACCCGTGAAAGAAGCGGGTTCAGGCAACACAAGTGCGCCGTCCGCTGTTCCATCATTGATTTTGTCTGCGAGAGCCTTCCTCGGTCTGCCTTGACCGGGGCGCGGACCACCTCGCATTGTGCCGTCTTTTGCCACGAATTTCACCTCCCGGGGTAATACCCCCTTTGTTTTTGCGTTTTTGCACACGAAAGCCCCAGCCCGCTGTCAAAAATATTAGCTGTAGAGATTTTGACCGCCCCTGGGGGTTCTTTATCGGTCGTGCCAACGGTCGCCCATTTCTGCTGTGATTCGTGAGTGACACGGTTTGCAAAGAGCCATCAAATTATGTTCATCGTGAGTGCCGCCTTTTTCAAGGGGAACGATGTGGTGAACTTCTTTTGACGGGGTCAAACGCTCTTGCTTCAAGCACTCCTCGCAGAGAGGGTGGGCTTTGATGTATCTGTTTCGTATCCTTCGCCACGCAGCACCGTAACGTTCAGAGGAATCATAGGGACGCTCGTACTTGTTGTACCGGGCGTTCATCACCTTGGTGTGTTCCTCACAGTAACGGTCGTGGGTGAGCTTGGGACAGCCGGGGTAACCGCACGGCTTCTTGGGTTTGGTAGGCACGGGGCTACCTCCTTTCGGGCATACAAAAAGCCCGTATGGTTTCCCACACAGGCTTCGATTTATTTTTTCGCATTATAATTATATCATAAGTCAAGCGTTCCGTTTGTTCCATCTGTTCCGTTTTTTAGATAACAATAGGATTTTCGGGAACAACCACGTGCTTTAGTGCTTTGTCATACCAACGGAAAGCGGTGGTCTTTCCGCAGCACATAAGGTCGCCGATTCGCTCGAAGGAATAGTTGAGAAGGCAACGGTAACGGAGAACGGTTTGTTCGTCCTTGTTGGGGAGGGCGTCAATGACCGTGCGGATCTGTGCCTTAAGAGCAACGAGCCTGTCAACCTCATCATCAATGTGGCGTTCCAGGTCGATGATTTTATAAAGGCATCTTACCCAGTGCGGTTCTGTGGGTCTTGTTCCACCGGGCTTTTCTTCCCAAGAGGGGGACGAGATACTTTTCGCCATTTCACGGAGCCTGGCAACCTCCTCAAGATCGGCGTTTATTCTTTGGTCGAGTCTGTAGGCTTGGCTCAAATATTCTTTTGCTGTCATGCACATACCTCCTTTTTAATTCTATTCATCAAGTATTCACCGTCAACCGCAGTAAGGGTACGATACCAATCGGAGCGGAAGAAGCGCTCAAGCTCCACAAGCTCGGCATCGGGTTTGTCTGTACTGCGGTATCTGCGAAGGTAACGTTTATAGGCTTTTCGGTAGTCTTTACACGCCTGAATAATAATGGCGTTTGCAAGGTTTTCATAGGGGTTCAAATTATGCTCCTTTCAGCATCACCCTTACTGCGTCAATAAGGGCATTTTGCGATTTTTCTTTTTTATGAAGGGCTTTCAGAATAAGCTCGTCAATGGTGTCCTCGGCAATAATGTGGTGGATGACCACAGTAGCCGATTTTTGCCCTTGTCGCCATAGACGTGCGTTGGTTTGTTGGTAAAGCTCAAGGCTCCAAGTAAGCCCAAACCATATAAGGGTTGAACCTCCGGCTTGAAGGTTGAGTCCGTGTCCGGCAGAAGCCGGGTGAATGACAGCTACGGGGATTTTGCCGTCGTTCCAATCGGCGATATCTTTGGAGGACTTGATTTCTCGTACTTTGAACCTGGCTTTTATGCGTTCAAGATCGTGCTTGAACCAATATGCCACAAGTACGGGTTTTCCGTTGGCGGCTTCGATGAGATCTTCAAGGGCATCGAGCTTGTGGTCGTGTATTTCTATAACGCTCTGATCCGCGCTATATACCGCTCCGTTTGCCATCTGCGAGAGCTTGTTGGAAAGAGATGCAGCGTTGGCGGCATCGATCTCGTTTTCGCCAATGGAAAGGATGAGGTCATCACGGAGGGTGTCATATTTCGACCTTTCGGCATCCGAGAGGGTTACCTTGACTTCGTTGAATATGTATTCGGGCATATCCAGGTGGTCAACCGCCTTCATCGAAATCGTCATATCGGATATTTTGTCGTATATGGCATCTTCAGCACCGGGGAGTGGTTTATAGGAATAGATGACCATACCGTTTCTTTTGTCGGGTTGGAAGTAGGTGTTGCGGTAGTGGGTAATGAAGCGACCGAGACGTTTGCCGAGGTCAAGGACACGGAATTCTGCCCATAAGTCCATCAGTCCGTTTGAGGAGGGAGTTCCCGTAAGTCCGACGATGCGTTTGACCGTAGGTCGAACCTTGAGAAGGCTTCTGAACCTCTTTGCCTGGTTAGACTTAAAGGAAGAAA